AGGAACAGCATCTTGACGGCGTGAATGCGCTCTGTGGCCGCGTTCTGGATCCGTTCTTCCACCTTGAAGTTAATGCCCAGCGACCGGGCCGTCTGCAGCAGGCTGTTGCCGCTTCCAAGCTCGCGCTGCTCAATGTCGTGCGGGGCGTAGTGCGTGCCGTAGGCGTAATCACGCTGCTTCAGAATCCCGGCGTAGTGGTTCAGCCCAAAGCCTGAGTTCTGGTAGTAGTCGATGACGTGCGTCTCGCCCGTGCGCAGGCGCTGTGAGAACCAAATAGCCGTGTAGTCGTTGACGCCCAGATCCCAGTCAGTGTCTACGAGCATCGAAGGGTCGTATGGCACGCGCGTAAATCGGTTATCCTGACGCGCCCTGATGATCTCGCGGGCGAAAATGGCCCCCTTGACGCTGGCCTCAAAGGAGCATTCATACTCCTGCTCGTATTCGTCTTGGGTCATTTCGGCTCGCGCCAATTCAAGTTCAGCCACTGGAATCACGCCGGTCTGACTGGCCTTGTATTCAGCAAAGAACCACAGGCCGGTCTGGTCAGCCATGGCGCGCATCTTCGCGTCATAGAACTGATTCTTGCCGTTAGGCGTTCCGAGAAACAACGCGCCGCCTTCGCGGTCAGACAATGCCGGGCGCACGACCTCAGAAAAGATGCCAGGCGGCTGCAGCCCAAATTCATCGAACACCACATCATCGAAATACAGCCCGCGCAGGCTGTCTGGATTGTCCGCGCCAAAGATGCGGTACTGCCCCTCGTTGGGGAAGTCGATCCGGAGCTCCGATTCGTTGGGCTTCGTGCCGGGGATTGGATTGGCGTAGAACTTCGCGTAGTCCCATCCAACGGCTTTGCCCTGTCGGTAGGTCGGGAAGATGTGCGCCACGCGCGGCCGACGCTTTTTACAGAGTAGAGCCCGCTTGTGGAGGTGATTGACCGCAAAGACCGTTTTCCCGAAGCGCCGATGGCAGACGATGGTCCCGAAACGATGCGCGTCAGCCAGCTTGTGTAGCGTGCGCTGAAGCGGGCGCGGCTCGTAAGGGATAAGGATCTCAATCGCCACCAGCCCACCGCAGGATGATTTCTCCCTGGTGCTGCACGTCTTCTCTGAGCAGGCCGAGGTGTCGCGCGAGCAGGTCCAGCGCCTTGGTCTTGTCCCAGATGCGGAGCTTGTGAATCGTGTCAACGATTCCGTCTCCAGCCTGCGCGTTCTTCTTGATGACCTCTAGAGACGCGAGCCCTGCCGCCTGATCGGCGGTCAGGTCCTTGATGGGCTTCAGGTTGCCGTCCTCGTCAAACAGCCCGCGCAAGTCTGAGAACGCGATCCGCGCGAGTTCGTCGATCACCTTCTGTGCGGTCACGTCTGACCTGACAGCCATCTTGGCCTGTGCTGCGGCCACGGCTGCGGCGACAGCCGGATAGCCCAGCAGCCGATAGCCTTGCGACCGGGCTGACGCCTTCAGCTTTCCGGCACTGTATCCAGCCCGAATCGCGGCCGGGCCAGCGTTCAAGTCCTTGAGGTATTCCGCAACGAAGCGGGCCTGTTTGGGGGACAGCATCTAAACGGGGATACAACGAATGTAGGGCATTCATTCGCGTTTGTCAACATCATGACACACTAGATGTTGCGTCTTGTAGTGGTTTGTTGAATTTAGACAACAATATCTAGTAGTGATACACTAGTGCCATCCACCTCAGGAATTCCCATTGCGGGGAGGGCACTATGCGCTCTTTCGCCATTCTTTCGCTATGAGCGATCTGCTGCACGACAAGACCGCAGAGACGTTCAAGGGGTCTATCCATATGGCCCTGTTCGGCCTGGCTGCTATCTGTGCGGCCTACAACGCAGGCGCAGCCGCCATCAGGCCCACCCGGCGCTTGACCGCTCAGGCAGTCGGCTACGCCCTTCTGGCCGCATTTGAAGCCCGGCAAACCCGCAACCACTGGAGCGCCAAGTGAAGCCGCCCACGGTCTTCCCTGGTGCCTGGTATGGGGATGCGCTGCCGTCTGGTGAATTCGCCGTGCTGGTGCCAGGTAAGCCCCTGCAGACGCACGCTGGGCCTGTGGCGCTGCCGGAAGAGGACAAGGCCTTCGGCCCGACCTTCCTGAAGATCTCGCCCACGAAGGACCGGTTCTTCGGTTGCAAACATGCCGGTGTTGGTGCACCGGTCCTGTTTGAATACCTGTTCCTGCCTCGTCAGTGGTGGGCGCACCCGACAGCCACCGGGCGAGCGGTCTACGACACGCACGGCAACATCCTCGACACGCTGCCGGCCGGCTACGGCTACTTCGATACGGATCTGAACATCCCGATCTCGCGGATCCAGACCTACGAGCAGAAGTTCGGTCTGAACAACTGGTGCAAGGTCGGGAGCCTCTACATAGGGCAGGGCCACGACGATGGCGGCGTCCTCGTGGTGCTTCCCGGCAGCATTCCGCGCGTGCTTGACACCGGCCCCTGCTCAGAGATCAACGCGCACAGGGACGGAGACGCCGTCGCCATCACCTATCGCAATGACGGTGTCGGCATCCTGCTCTGGCAGACGACGCTCGCGGAGCTCGGGGCGTTGCCGCTCAAGGGTGAGCCGCCGCCACCCCCTCCACCTCCACCGGAGCCCAAGCCAGTGCCTGAGCGTAAACACTTCGACGTAGTCCAGCGCGTGGCTGCCACCCTTCTCTACGAGCAGACCCTGGCCTATGCCTGGAAGCTGACAACCGGCGTGGCGTGGGCGCTCAGGGACGAGGGCTGTGGGCTTCACCAGCGCCCGGCCGGCGGCGAGAACGTGATGCCGGTGGGGGATGAGTTCTACGGCGCGTCGCGGGTCATGTATCCAGACGGCGAGCTCTACAAGGTCGTGAGCGATGCCGGCGACGGCGGCGAGAACGGCGCGCAGTGGTCCCGCGAGGAGCCGATCGACCCGTCACGGTATCGGCCCGCGATTGAACCCGCCGGCAGCACCGCGCCGACACCGGAGCCGGAGTTCACCTTGATCGACACCTCGCGGTTGGAAATGATTCTTGGGGCGCTGATTCAGACAAATGCCACGCTGATCGCTCGCGTGGCGGCGCTCGAGGCCCGGCCCGCAACACCCGCTGCCAGCTTCCCGACACGGATCGCGTTGCGCGACTCGCGCGGCAAGTATTTCCGCTCTGACTGGAGCGACAACGTCGGGAAGTTCGACCGTGATGCAATCGGCAGCGGCGAAGTCTTCGACGTTGAACCGCAGTGAGCAAGATCCTCACGCCGATCCATCTGCTCTACCTCGACGGGGTCCACTGGATGGTGGAGTTCCCGTTCCTGTATCTGTCAGACCTGATCGGTCCTTACGAGATCGCCGTGGGCGTCGTGACGGACTTTAACAGCATCCCGCGCATTCTGTGGTGGCTCCTGGCCCCCACGGAATACGGCGCTGCGGGGCTGGTGCATGACGATCTCTATCGGTCTGGCATCTGGGACCGGCACACCTGTGACCGTGTCCACCGGGAGCTTCTGGTGCTGCTGAAGGCACCGCCGTGGAAGGTCAAAGCCTACTACCGCGGCTTACGTCTTGGCGGCTGGGTGGCGTGGCGGAAATACAGAAAGCAGGAGACGAATGCCTAAATGGATCGCTCGGTTGGTGGCGTGGGTCGTGGAGCATCCGGACGTGATCGCGGCCGGCGTCAAGGCCGTCAAGGGCAAGAAGTAGTACTGGCGTGGAGGTCTACGTGGACAAGCCACTGGTGCGGTGCTTGATCGCGTTCCCGCTCGGAGATGGGCGGGTCAGCAGGACAACGCATCTGGTGGACTTGGAGGAGGCTGCGTGGCGACAAAAAGAGGGCTGGTGGGTGGTGGTCGATCCGGCCGATCTGAACATGCTCGCGGCGTGGGAGCGGGAACGCTCGCCCTACCGGTGGAACAAATGGTGAGTTCCTGAATGGGGAACCTCTACGTCAAGGGACGTGAACCGCTCTGTCCGCTCTGCCAGGTCAACGTCATCAAGTCCAAACGTGCCGTGAAGTGCATCGCGTGCGAGAACGGTATCCGCCAGGGGGACAACCGTAAGCCATTCGAGATCGCAGAACTGCCGGAGGACAGGCCCACGATTGAGGACTTGCTCGCCACGCGCCGGAAGCGGTTTGCGGTCAAACAGACGGCCAGTGATGCCCGCCGGCTGATTCCGATCACGGTCAAGATCGACGGCCCGATCGGGATTGCCCACTTCGGGGATCCGCACGTGGACGATGACGGCACAAACCTGCCCATGCTCGAGCGGCATGTGAAGATCGTCAACAAGACAGAAGGGCTGTTCGCCGGCAACGCAGGCGACTATCAGAACAACTGGATCGGCCGTCTGGCCCGGCTCTGGGCGCAGCAGTCCACGTCAGCGAAGGATGCCTGGCAGTTGACGGAATGGCTGATCAACTCCTGCGACTGGCTGTACCTGATTGGCGGCAACCATGATGCGTGGTCCGGCGACGGGGATCCGCTCGCGTGGATCAGCTCACAAGCCGGAGCGTTGTTCGAACCGCACGCAGCCAGGATGGGCCTGCACCTTCCCAGCAAGCGGACGATCCGAATCAACGCGCGTCACGATTTTACCGGTCGGTCACAGTGGAACACCGCTCACGGTCCTGCGAAAGCCGCACAACTCGGCTGGCGCGACCACATCCTGACCTGTGGTCATACGCACGTCAGCGGCTATCAGGTGCTCAAAGATCCGGCCTCGCTGCTGATCAGCCATGCGCTGAGAGTCGCCAGCTACAAGCAATATGACCGGCACGCGGTGGAGAAGGGCTTCCCCGATCAGAACATCTTCGTCTGCCCGGTGACGATCATCGACCCGCGCTTTGGCGACGACGATCCGAGGCTGATTACGACGATCTTTGACCCGGAGGAAGGGGCCGAGTATCTGACGTGGAAGCGCAGGAAGTGGGCGCGCGGGAGCAAGGTCGCGTGAAGCGGCGCGGGCTCACGGTGATTCGCCAGAAGCGCGATTGGGACTGCGGCGTTGCCTCGCTGGCGATGCTGCTCGGGCTGCCCTACGGCGACGTGAGCGCGGCTTGTCGCACGCTCTGGGGCACAACGATGCCGAGTAGGCGCGGGCTCGGCCTGTACCACCTCGAGGAGCTGGGCGCGATGCTCGGGCATCCACTGAAGCGGGTTTACAAGAGCGCCGGCTACGAGCTCGGGAGAACCGGAGTGCTCGGCATGAACGGCGGCACGATGTGCTGGGCTGGGCATTGGGTCGTGCTGAAGGCTGGCGCGATTGTCGATCCAGATGACGGCAAGGTCTGGGATGCGCTGGATTATTTCAAGGCCACAAAGGCACGGCCCGCAACGTTGTTGGTGGAGGCGTAGTGGAAGTGTTCGACAGCGGAGCGAAAAGCAGCGAACTGAAACCGCGATACGACCTCATCCCGCTGGAGGCTCAGAAGCGTGAAGCTCTAAGGATGGCGCACGGGGCCATGGTTCACGGCGAGAACAACTACCGGCAGGGCGTCACGGATCCGGTGTTCATCAGAGATCGCATCAATCACATGATTGAACACGCCATGAAATACGCCGCTGGAGACACCAGCGACGATCACCTGGCGGCGGTTCGGTGTAACGCCGGAATGCTGTGCTGGCTGGACGCACACAAGAAGTGAGGCTCCGGATCTTCCTGCGGGGCCTCGGCATGGTGACGCTCGTGGCCTGCAACATTC